GCATTACATTGCCAGATGTATCCTGCGTGACGATGCCATCGCCACCAGCTACCGCTGTTGTGCCAATAGACGTATCTGGATCAGCTACAGTATTAATCTCTGCGCCAGAAGCGTTGAGACCACTGACGTTATTAGATGCCCCATTAACGGCATCGGCATATGCTTTTACAGATTGCTGAGTGGGGATTAGCGTGGCAGAATTACTTGCCATATTATCCTCATCAACGAATGCTGTTATAGTGATCGAGCCATCAGTTAAACTGCCATACGATACAGTACCGCCTGTAAGAGTGCCTGTTGTAGTAATAGCCGACGATCCGTTGTCAATTGCTCCGAAGCCTGACGTGATCGATCCGCTGTTTAAAGCACCCACTGTCGTTACATTGCTGAGTGTATCCAGCGAGGTTTCCATGTAAGTCTCAAAGTCGGTCAGAGCGACCTGTTTCATCGTCCCTGCATCATTCACTACTACACGATCAGCATCTGCAAGTGTGGTGCTAACAGCCGACTTATCGCCATCCATTATCGACAACTCTGCAGGAGTTGCCGTGACCTGATCGTTGCTTGCCGCTGCTAATACGGGGAGTGTACCACTTTGATTTGGTAGATTGATTGTGCGGTCAGCGGTTGGATCAACTATTGTAAGCGTAGTCTCATGGTCATCTGCAGTTGCGCCTTCAAATACCACGGCATTGGCAGCATTCATAGTTACCGTATCGACAACTGTTTGGGTGCCGCCGACTGTGAGATTGCCTGTAATTATCAAGTCTTGCGAGACAGTAACATTACCGCCAGAGGCAATAGCAATAGCATCAGTATCACTGGCAGAGCCAATGTTACCACCGTCACTAATAATAACATTACCCCCGGAGATATTACCTGTGGTGGTGATAGTGCTAGAACCAGTATCTATCGTGCCGAAACCACTGGTAATGCTTCCGCTGTTTAAGGCACCAACGGCAGTCACACTACTGAGAATACCTAAATTTCCACCTAAATAAGTAGTTAGATTAGGCAGGGCTACCTGCTTCATCGTGCCATTATCGTTAACGACAAATCTGTCTGCATCAACAAGTGTGGTAGACGTAGCAGATGTACCACCATCCATGATATTGAGTTCAGCCGCTGTCGAAGAAATTGCCGTGCCATTTATGCTGAGTGCATCAGTTTCTAGCGTACCGTCTACATCGACATCACCAGATATATCTAAAGAACCAGCATCAAGTTCCCCAGTGATTGTAACATTTCTTGCGCCAGTAAAATCTTTGTTGCTATCTACAATTACAGCTTTAGATGCTGCAACAGTTCCTGCTGTTACGCCGTCAATAGTTTCTAGTTCAGCTTCGTTAATATTTGCAGAGCCGATAACGAAGCTTGTACCTGTAATAGCAGTTCCCGTGATAGCACCTGCACTTGCAGCACCGATAGTTACCCCATCTATTGAGCCAGCATTTATGTCTGCAGTGTCGGCTACAAGCGCATCTATATTTGCAGTGCCATCGATATATAGATTGCGCCACTCTGAGCCAGAGGCTCCCAGGTCATAGGTATCATCTGCAGAGGGGATCAGAGGGGAAGCTACATCAGCAGTTACGGTTACTGTATCGGAAGCGGCGTTGCCAATAACAGTGTTACCACCAACAGTTAGGTTGCCTATAATACCAGCGTTGGCATCCACATCCAAAGTATCGACATGGGCCGTGCCGTCTAAGAACAAGTCTTTAAATTCTACAGAGGAGGTTCCTAGATCAATGTCGTTATTGGTCACAGGGACAATTGCCCCGTCCTGCAATCGAATTTGCTCAACAGTTGACCCGGCACCGCCAGCGTCCACAAAGACGCCAACTCTATTGTTAGTGTTATCAACCACAACTTTATTCAGTGGGGTTGTAACGCCGGGATCGCCGATCAATCCAATGACCGGACCTTCAGCAGCCGTACCATCATGTTTGTGTCCGGTTGAGTTATGTAGGGCAGCCAGAACTTGATTGAGCTCAGCGTTTATAGGCGCTGCTGTAATATTAGCGCCTGATGTAATTGATGCCGCCGACTGCCGTGTGTAACCTGCCATTATCTTCTCCCTCCAGCGGAAAACTCAAATACAATGCCTTGGATTGTGTACCCGGCGTTTGTCCCTACCGTCACAAATGTCGCTTGGGTGGCGAAGCCTGACCCCTGCACACTTGATGTAATTATTGGTTTTGTTGAGCCGCCATAGATGACGTTAGTAGCCCCGTAATTTATGCCCCGGCCTGAGAAAATAGTGGGGGCCCCAGAAGAGCTCTGAGTGTAAGTATTCGGAGCAGCTGTATTGCTGTCGCCCCAATCATATGTGACCGATAATAACATTTCCAACGGGCCTTCAGCCCGGATGAATGTGTTGATCTTGCGTATAATCTTACGTTGCTCTGTCTCCCCAAAATCCAAATATGGGGTTGAGTAAACTGCAATTATATCGTCTCCATCAAAGGAAGTACCACTCTCTTGAGCGTAAACTCTTCCATCGTAATCCCCGTGTAAAATAAGTTCTGTAGTGCCCACATAATCACTGGTACAACAACTGGCTCTTATCCCGAGAAGCTCTCCAAACTCCCATGAAATGGCCCCGGAGCTATCCGTAAGACCGCCTATATAGCCGATTCCATCGGAGGAAGCTGCAAAGTCGCTATCGTCACCAATAAAATAACGTACTTGGCTTTTAGATCTAATTACAACGCCGTTAAGCTCGCTCATATCAAAGTTAGCAATTGTATCTACAAGCTTACTCTGGATTGCTTTACTGACTGTTTGGATCTCAATATCGCCAATGCGTGACGTACCCGCCACGGGCCGAAACCCATCAGGCGCTAAAAAAAGTAAATCCCCACCAATTTCCTGCACACTATCTGGGGCAACACACCCTACATTCGCTGTTACGTTTTCTAAGGAAAACACCCCAGCTGAGCTTACGACAACCTTCTTGATATTGTTACTACCAAACAGAAATAGGTTATCTCTAAAAGGCTTTATCTGTACGCAATCGAAGCCAGCGGTTAGCTGCCCAGCCCCGGCTGCAGCGGTCCACGTATAAGCATCATTTGGTTTGGAAAACGCCACAGCAGCACCCGTTGCCGCATGACCTGCTAGAAAAACATGGTTCTCGAAAACATCCACTAGGGCTGGGGCGTTTAACGCTTGGGCCCCTCCAGCTGTATTATTATCAGCATGGTATCCGCCATCGTGTCCTGATTTTATTTCTTTCCAGTTGGTCCCATTATAAGCGATTGCCGGGTTCACCCCGTCAACGAAAATGACGGTGTTGCCACTGCCGAAGTTAAACTGGGCGTGTCGCAGCTTTTTTACCGTCAGGCTGTTGGCCGTCATAGGGCGAGTAACACTGTGGTTTAACGTGAATTTCCGCCAGCCTACATTTGCGGTGTAGTAGTAAAAGCTGTAGTTGGTTGCCCCAGCGTCCTGTCGAGCAGCTATAATATTAGTTGCGCCCGTAACATCATTTTTGAATATACAAATACCAAGGACTTCGCCTTGGCCAGTGGTAGAACCTGCAACGGTAACTTCACCGTAATCTGCGTCATATTTCGAGTAGCCATCAATCCTGCGATAACCGCCAAATAAGCTGGGCTCATAATTGATTAGCCGGGTAGCAGCCCCCGGTTTATTCTCAGACAGATCTAGGTGGTTCTCATTGCTGTTGAGCCCCCCGGAACAATTTAATCTGAATGATTGGATTTGGTCGGGCATCAGAACCTAATCCGAGTGTCTGAAATACTAGCGTAATTGTTTATATAAATGCTTTGCAGGTTCTTCAGCCCCTGCTCAAAAGTTAAAAACGCCGCTTGGGCGTTCTCTGTATTATCCTTAAACAGATACATATGGTACAGCGCACCATCTACCAACACAGGATCAAACGAGGTTGGGATCCGGGTTACGTCATCAAAGGCTGAAATAGTAGAAAAATCTAAGTAGTATTTGAAGACAACTGAGTAGCCAGCATTTGGGGAAATTGTTACGCCCCAGCCACTACCATGACTTGGAAATACGTTATCAGGTATTCCTCTACCCGCGCTTCCTGCGCGGTAATCATCGTCCCTGTGGTTCCTGTACCATTCATCTCGCTCCATAAATCTCAGAGATTTGAAAGCTGAACCGAGGGTGGTATTTTCCTGTACTTGAAACGAGTTCCAATCCACAGCTTTAAATGATGCTGGCCAAGAGTATTCTGTAGTCCCGGCAGTTAATGCTTGCGTGTGACTGGCCGCATTGAACGGCCACTCATATTCTTGTTGAGATAGTCGTGCGACAGCAGCTTTCACTGCGTCTTTAACCAGCGCTTGTACGCCAACCACATCAGCGAACTCAGAAGCCACAATCTCCACCTCGTTAAGGCGGCGAAGAACTTGATTACATAAACTGAGGTATGTGCTGGCCATAACAAACTTTCAGAAAAGTGAATGGGGCCAGCGGTTAGGCCAGCCCCAAAGTAATTTAAGCTAGGTAGTCACGATCAGCTGTGGCAGCTATCATGTCGTGCGAGCCCATGTCTGAGATATCCATTAGGATGGCCCAAAAACGGAGCTTGCCCAAAGTGACATCTGTCTCTGTTGCAAATTTAACATCGATAGTGTCCGCTGCAGAGATTACCTGCACTTGAGCAGCCTCAGTGCCGGGAGTTACGCCGTAAGTGCCTACGGCACCTCCGACACAATCAAGCCCATCAACATAGAGATCGATAGCCGCTGGAGAAGCGCCTGTGAATCCCATGTCTAGGGTCAGTGTCCCGTCTGCTTGTGTAATGATTTCGATACCAGCGGAAAGGATAACAGTCCCCGCAGGGACGTTAAGAACTTCCATTGTATCGTTTGCAGCAAAGTCTGCGCCTTTCAAGACGATTGCGGCTGCAAGGTCTATCGTGTTTTGCACCATGTACGGGGAACGTCCCCGTGCCGAGCTGCCTTGTGCAGCGTGATCTGCAGTTGCTAAGTTAGCCATTTGAAATCCTCCTTATGCTGCGTTGTATTTGGCGGTTACGATTGCTTCTGGGCGAAGAATCTTCCTACCGTAGAGGTGGAGCCCCCGGACGAGATCCGCGAAGCTGTCTGGATCACGGTAAGTTTCCGTTTTGGACAGCTGCTCGGCTGTTGCTACAGCACTATCGTGCCCCGCAACTATAACGCCAAAGTTGGTATTCTGGTTACTATTTCCAGTTGTACCGGAACCAGTACCTACCGCTGGCAGATTGGATGAAGAATAAACCCGGAAACCGTGGAAATTCTTGATCGTCAGACCATTGCGTAGACCGCCGCTTTCGCCGAAGTCCCCATTCATGAATCGTGAATCTTCATCGGCCATGATTTCTAAAAACACCGGGTCCACAACCAAAAAACGCCCTTGGGTATCGACTTGCTGTTGATCTAGGAGCCGCTTCATGCGAGCGACAACCATCGCTGGTGAAGCTACGGCGGTTGAAAGTGCGGTAGCACCCGGCAAACGTGCTGCGAGAGGGATCGAATGATCGCCAGCGGAGCTTGTTGTGATATTCCCGAAGTCACTTTTCTTGAGCTGCATACTTGCAAGCAACTCATTCGAGCCAGCTGTTGTGACAGCTTTATCACCGTTCACAGTGGTATTAAGTGCGCTTGCTGTTTGATGATTTGCTGATTGCTTATAACCAGCCAGATAACCAAGGACTTCTTGGTCATAATTATCTGCCAAACGATAAGCAGCACGATCCGTTGCGAGCTGAATAAAATTCACGTGTGACATATTTTCTTCTAGATCGTCCATCTTAAAAGCATAGTAGTTTGCTTTGTCGATTACTAAAGAAAAGTCTGTATCATCAAGATCTTGCGCGTTTACTGTGGTGCCGCGCTTATACTCAGAGACAGAGATTTCTGGCTCTTTAATAATTCTCACTGTGTCGCCTTGGCCATTGATCTCGCCAAAATAATCACTGTTGGTAATATCACCGACAACGGTACTTTTTCTGAAGGCGGATTGTACTTTTTTTGAGTAGATTACGCTACTGAACGAGCCATTTGGTAAGTTACCGTGCCCTGTTGCTGAACTAAATGCCATTTGGATTCTCCTTGGAATGGCAGGGCGCTTCGCGCCCAAACAATTTCCGAAGAGGACAATCGAGTGGCAGTACTTACGGCTGGGTTGCGTGAGAACACGGGCCAGAGTTGTACTGGTAGACTTGTGCCGATTTCTTCTGGAAGGGATAAAACTCAGAGGTAGGCTAATAGCGGCTCTAGTTTTATAACTAAGGTAATTAAATTACCTCATTAGATAGAATTACTATACCATAAGTTGGTATTAATAGCAATACCTATCGAGCGCCCCCGGACATGTCATAGACAAAATTCCCGGTTTGCATTGCTTTAATGATGTCTTCCTCATGCTTATTAAATTCAGCATTAGACATCTTATCAATTTGGCTTTCGCTCCACTGTGCTTTCCCACTTGAGGGAGATATATTCACGCTCTTGCCTACGGCCCGAGCAGCGGAGTTACTTGCCTTGCGTGTACCAGTATCGGCCTTGTACAAATCAATCGCTCTAGATGCCGCCCGGGCATCAGTATTGTTTTTGTACAGGCTGTCGATAATGTTTTGAGGCTGCATCGCTACCCAATCATGAAAGGCCGGGTCTTGGCGGATCTGAGCAAAGTCTGGGTGATCTTGCATTAAGACCTGTTCAGCTTCCTTAACGACAAGTTTGGTCTCAAGTTTACGCAGACCCTCCATGCGTTTAACGCCTTGTTCCAAAGCCTCGTTGGCTCTTTTCTGGGCAATCGAGTCCACGATCTTAGCTACATCTGGATAGCGCTTTGACCAGTTATCAATTTCTTCATCGGTCTTTGGGAACTTAATCTGCCCCCGGGCTGCTGTGTCCAGCTGCTCTTTCATCTGAGCTAGCTCTTGATCTTTTTGCTGCATTAGCTGATGAGAATGCCGCCGCAAATCTCCGTAGCGTTTCTTAAACGCGGCATCTTCTGCGTCCACAGGCTCCGGGCCTGTTTCCGCTACGCCTTGCTGTTTTTGCATCTCTTCAGCGTAGGTTAATCCATTGTCCTCTTCGAGGTCATTTCTTCTATATTTAGCCATGATTTTCCTTTGGGGGCCGCTTTGTGCGGGTGGCCCGTTTGATTACATTATGAAGGCCACTGACGGGTTCTTCTTAATGCCGAACGATCCAGTAGACTTACCGTATTTGTTTTTCTTATAGTCTTCGGTTTCATCTACTTCGGGTTCTATTAAGGTAGTTTCTACTCCTGCCACCTCAATTTGGTTTCCTTCTGGTGTTTCGAGCGTTTCTTTTTCTTCTTGCTCTGAACCACTTGCATCCGAAACTTGGGCGTCCTCAGAGCCTTCGCTATCGGGTTCCTGCGTTTCACCTTCGTGGCTCCAACCTTTGCTTTTTAAATCCAAATGCTCTTCATTAGATTTAGTCATTTTGCCTTCGCCCGTTTGCGGGTCGTACATCATGTGGTCTGCATACTCGTCTTCTTCACCACTGACTTCTTGAATTAGCCCGGACATATCCATAGACATCAGGCCCATTTCTGCCTCGGATTGCATCATCTGGATGTACTTAAGACCGTGCCATTTTACGACATGCGCCGGGAGCACATATTCGTCAGTGCTGATTTTGGCATCGATATCATCTCGGACGTTTTCTGCACTTGAGCCAAGCGGGATAGGATTACCCGATACAGGATCATAATTGGACATCAGGCCTTCGTCATAGTCACCCATCATGGCCATTCCACCGTGGGACATCTTCACTTTTTCATCTTGGTCCGGGTCATCAGCCATTGCGTCTTGCACAGCCATACCTACAGTTTCTTCGTACTTGCTCAGCTTACCGTCTTTGTTCTTGTCCGCTTTGGAGCGGTCTAGTTGTGTTTTATTGTTGGCCATATCTTCGCCCTCTTGTGTTGTTATGCCTCTACGGGCGGTTGCAAGACCGCCAAGAGCAAAAGATGTTTCTTCAGCACTAGCGAGGTCACCGTCTTCTAGCTGCTTAGCTTTTCCATGAGCGATATTGTGGTAATGGTGGCGTGTTATCGCATCCATCAATTGTCTCCAGTAGTAGGGATTTTCATTTTCTTTAATGTGGAACGAATGGCGTGTTCTGTTGCAGCCCATTCGAGTAGACCCTCGTCATATCCTTCATCAAATACACGGGTGATCAATTCTTCCTGATCAACAGTCAGGGAGTAATCTTTTTCAACATTGCGCCGTATATATTCGCGGTGGCTTGGGGAGTCCGCTATATTCAAATCTGCTTTAGTATATTCGCTTCCGTAATCAGCTCGGCTTTTTGGGCCTACAAAAAGATGGCTCTCAAGCATGGATGCAAATTGGTCATCTTTCATCATCTGCTCGGTGATATCCCCGCCCATACGTTCTAAAATTACGCTGGTGTCAGCTGCTTGCCTTGCTGCAGCCTCAATACCGCCTAAAGCTTTATCTTTCTTCATGGCGTATTTGAGGGCTTTTAAATCTACTACTTTATCGCCTTTACTAGCTAACGTATTTGTAAATGCCGTGATGTATTGCTCAATAAGCATGTCTCTTTTTTCATCTATTCTTTTTTGTTCAGCTGCTCGGCCAGCATCCGTAGCCATATTTGATTTTATTCTCTTATTGGTCTCCGCCATTTTAGCGATTACCTCATCAGAAAAACCCACTGCGTCAAATGTCTTGGGTGTGAAAACTGGTCCTTTGGAAGGGAAATTGTTCCCCCCATCGGGGGGACCAGATTCCATCGCACCAGCATCCATCTGGTCATCAATTGAGCCAGCATCAGGGGCTTCTGGGGGCCAAGGGGGATAGCCTAGCTCTTCTCTTGTGAGCACTGTTCCATCTGGTTTTTTACGTTTCCAAGTCGGCATTATCTGGGTGTCGATTAAATCACCAGAATTAGGGATAGTGGTAGCCAAACCATTCTTATCTATATAAGCTAAAGCTTCTTGCAAACGCTCATCGGTATAGAATGCCCGGTTTGCATTTTTTTGAGTTTTATTAATAAATTCTTTACTACCGGGATCTGCGGATCCCTCTGTCAGTTCGTTTTTGATTCCTTTAAGAGTTACGCCGTTGGGGAAAAACTCAATAAACCGTAAAATGTCCCCCGCAATATACCCAACAGGATCCTTTAACCGTAGATCTGCATCGTTTAGATTTTCTGTAGCAAAGTAATCTTTGTCCTTCACACTTAAAATTGTTTGTGGATCAGGTTCTGCGTCTACAGAAGGCTTAATGGCCGGGGGCTTTGGTGGCTCGGGAGTGCGTGGAGATGGGGTGGTATCGATAGAAAAATCCTCTGGCGTAGATCCAGAACCTTTTCTGAACACCATACCTTCTTCTACATCGAGATCATTTAAAGGGAATCTGCCTCGCTGTTGCTCTGCGCTTAAACTGCGTCGAGCTTCCACTAGACGCGCTAGCGCTTCCCCGGCTATGTGAGAGTAGGCCGCAAAGTCTAAAAAACGATCACGTTTTCTATCCATCCCGCGAACAGCCGCTTCGTTAGATAACTTACCTGCCCTAGACCGCATTATTCGATCAAAAACTTCAGCGCTGTCTAAGATGTCTGGGTTATTTATCAGCTCCATTGCAAAGGCTGTGGAATCTGCAGCGTTTAAGGAAGGAAAAGACGCTCTAATCTTGTTTACATAAGCGGTTTGTTCTATTAACGCTGCCGCTGATTTTTCGTCGTTATTTTTGTTTTTTGGGTTTTGGGTGATATTAGCTATACTTCTCCTAAAAGTGAGCAATGAAACAAAGGCTTGCCCAGTACCTGTCTGATCGCCCTTACCCGTATACTGCTTTAAAAGACCTTTGGTTTTTCTCCAGCCATCTTGTCTAGAAAGATCTTGCATGGCGACTTTTATAGCGTCTCCCGCTTGGTCTTTCACTCTATCTCTTGCAGTTTCTCGATTACCGCCTTTACCCGATTTAAACT